AATATCTGGTGTTACTTGTCTGTAATATGTTTTCATTAAAGAAAATATATCACTTACTATAAAACCATTATCTATTAGTTTCATTTGAGTTTCTGGTAAAAGATTTAGTTCTCTAGCTCTAGTAGATCTTGCGTATCTAGGTCTATTATATGCATATCTTTCATATAATAGATCATCAATATTATCTGTATATTTAGTTTTTTCAAATCTTACAAAAGGAAAGTGTGTAGATAAATCATCAGCTAATTGATTTAATTTTTTTTCATTTATATATTTACCTTGTTTTTGTAAATCTTCTCTAATAATATCTTTGAATAATGCTTTATTTTTATCAATAGCATTTTTAATATAAATAATATTAATATAGTCTGCTACTAATTTATCTGCTCTTATTAATCTTTCTTCTAACTTTTTAATTTTATTTTGTATTTCTGTTCTAGAAAAAACAGATTTAGTTCCATCTACTTTAGAAGTAGTAGTAAATGTTCCTTCTCCTTTTTTAATCATATTTTCTAATATAGATTTCCACATATTAAGTTCTCTTTGAATAGGAAGTTTTCTAATACCAAGATCTTGTACTTCTTTACCTATTGGTCCATAAACATTATCTTGTGTTATTCTAGCGGCAGCTGCTACTTCTGGAACTTCATGTTGCATTTTATTAAGTCTAGTTTTTGTAACTTCAGTAGCAAACTCTTGTAGACTCATAAATTCACCATTCATTCTATTATGTAAATTAATACCCAGTTCAGTTTTTGGAGTTTTACCTTGTACTCTATTAACATATAAAAGATATTGTTCTTTAATACCTTTCATTGCTTGTATTGATAAAGCTTCTCTCATTCTAAGCTTTGTTTCAATAGATGCATCTGTTGCTTGAAAACCATATTCTTTTGTATTTTTTAATTTTAATAATGGAGTATCTAAAATATCTGCAATCATTTTTCTTGCAGTTTTAGATGATGATTTTGTTAATCTAAAAACATTTGTCCAAGGACCATCTTCACCAAATATACCTAAATTACTTTTAACAAATCTTTCACCTTCAAAATCTGATTTAGGAGTAGGTTGTACTTTTTGTTCATTAGCAGCAGCTCCAACAGATCCTGTTGTTCTTGTTTCTGTAGGATTAATAAATTTACCATCTTCATAAATTTCTTGTGTCATAGTTTTAGGAGGAGCATGATATGCTTTATCTGCTTCAATAATTCTTTGTTGTGTACCTGCACCAACAGATCCTTTTGCCATTCTATTCATTATGTATGGTAAACCATATCCACCTGCTACTACCCAAGGAACATAATCATCTGGTCTAGTTGGTTCTATCATTTGTTTTGCAAATTCTTCTCCAGTAAATGCAGTACCAAAAACTTTTGCAGATTGTCCAAACTTAGTAAATAATAATGCTGTTGATGGATCTGTAAAAGCTCCTGTAATTTTACCTATATGATACCAAGGACTAGAATAATTATGTTCTGCATTTTTTTGTAATTTATTTATAATTGCTGTAGTTTCAGCTGCACTTTTACTAAACATAAATAAGTCATAAAAATTTCCATAGTTTTTAAGTTGTGGATCATTTTTTGGATTATAGGTTTTATCTTCTGGAAAATCTTGTTTATTTAATAAATAATCTATTGCCATTGTTGGCAAATTTTCTGAAGCAAAACCATCTGCAAAATCTTTAATTACATTAAATTGAATTGGATTTTCTCTTTGTTCTGCTAAACTTTTTGCATCAGAAGGTCTAAAAGGAAAAGCTGTCATTAATTCATTTTACCTAGTTTACCACCATAAGAATTAATGCCTCGATTATATCCTTCAAATATCATAGCATCTAAAGTTTGTTGTCTACCAGGTGGATAGTATTTATTAAATGCTTCTGATCCCATTTCATGTTCTATCATAAATTTAATTAATCTATACATTTGATTAGAATCAAAAAAATTAATTTCTGTATCTCTAGTAAATTCTGTTTTTTCTTCTAATGCTTGTAAATAAATATCAGTTTTTTCTGCATATGAACCAAGTATTTCTTCTATAGTAGGTGTATCTCCATATCTTTTAGTTGTTTCTGTAGGAGATAATGTTGAATTATTTATCATTACTCTTACACCAGCTCTAATAGAGTCTACAGGACTAGCAAAGATTGCTGCTTGATTACCTGTATCTATATCAGTCATTTGACCTTCCCAAGTTTGATCTGTTTTCATAACAGCCATATAATTATTTGTTCTAAATGTTAATGGTAAATCTTTATTTTCATAATTATTATAAACGTGTTGTCTAAAACTTAATTGTAGATTTTGTTCTGTATAGTTTGTTTTATGTGGAGGAAATGCAGATTCTATAAGTTTATCTTTTTTATCTATTCTCATATTTCCTATTATTTGTTTATCATAAGAAACTATATCATTTATTTCATTATTAATTGCAGCAGCTTTATCATAATAATCTTCTACATTTACATCTTTACCTAAAACTTTTAATATAAAACCAAATGGTTTTACTTCAGCTGGTACATCATTTATTAAAGGAAAGTCTGGATAAAATCTATAATCAGAAGCTTCAATCATAGTTTTAGTTGTTCCAAATAAAAATTTTCTAATCCAACCTTCTACTGCATTATCTCCATCTACATATTCACCAAACTTATCCATAAATAATTCAAACTTTTTTTCTGCCATAGTATTAATAAGTTCAGCTCTTGATCCTGGAAGTTTATTACTTGCTAATTTGTTGCTTCCGAGTCCTGTAGGATCAAAGTAATTATCTCCTTGTGTAAGATTAATTATTCTTTCATTATGTATTAATTTAACATGATAATGTGGTTTACCATTTGCATGAAATGTACCAGTAGGTTCTACTATTAAATTTTTATAACCATTATCTATTTCTTGTTTCATTATATCAGATATACTTACTGGTTTAGTTTTTTTACCATCTGGTGTAATAGCTTCAAAACCAAATCTTTCTTTTTGCTCTAAATCAGATAAATTATTTTCTAACCAATTTGCCTGTGCCATTAAAGCTGAATCGAAACCTTGTCCTGTAAATCCTACTTCTTTTTCAAAACCATGTTTGACCATAGTTATTTCACCTGTACCATTTAATCTTGTTGCAGAATAACCTTGTCTATTCATTGAGTTTAGAGCCTGCATAGAAGCTTTATAAAACTTTGTTATTCCTTCTCTTGTATTAATATCTATTTCAGTATTTCCATACATAAGTGCTAATTGTCTTTTAGTGTTATCTAACCATAGACCTTGTACTTGTGGAGTCATTTTTGTACCATAATACCAGAAGGTTGTGCTTTCTGGTATAAACATATGTGCATATTTATTTTTACCTTTTGGAAATAAAGTTTTCTTTAACCACCAGGTATCTGTATTTATATCTTGCATATTAATAGTAAAACGTAAGTTGTTTACTGCTGTAGTTAAATTATCATCAATATGTTTTGATATTTTATCAAAGTTAGCATCAAAATTTTTATCACCTTTAAATGTATTTAAAGTTTTAGCTTTAGCTTCATCTGATGCCATTGCCATTACACCAAAGTCATTAGCTTTTATATAAATATCTTCTCCTTGTATTGGAACATAAGGAAACATATCTTTTGATTTTATAAAATTATATAAAGCTAAATTTTCTTCAAATTGTTTAATCATACCTGGTGTATTAAAATCAACATTATAATTACCTTCTAATTTTTTAATAATAGCTGTTGGTTCCATATTTTGATTTTTTAATAATTCCATAGCAGTACCTAATTGACCATTTTCTACATCTGTAATTTTAGGATCATTAATTCCATATCTTCTTAATAATGCTATTTGAAATAAATCTTCTTGTTCTTGACTTTCAAAATTATCAATTATTTCTCCTTCATTTAAAGCTTTGCTTACTAATGTTTGTACTTTTATATTTTTATCTACAATATCTACAGCTTTGTTAAATTGAGTTTTTCCAATATTGGGCATATTATTAATTACCCAATCTGTTGCATTGCCAGATCCATCTCTAAAATTATGTACATCTAATATTGATCCTGCATCTTGCAGTCTATCTAAATCATAATTAACATTTGAAGTTTTTAAATTACTTAATTTAGCTCCTCTATGATCATCATATAATGATTTAATTTTTGTTATAATTTTACTTCTTGTAAATGGATTTCTTATATCGTTAGAATATTTTTGAAATATAGGATTATCTACATTATCTGGTGTTACTGGTAAAGTATCATTACCTTGTGCATAATTAAGAAAATATTTTTGTCCATCTACATCTCCTATTTTTTTCATTATTGTAAAAACTCTAAGAGCTTCTAGTTCTATAATATCATTATCTAAATCTTTTTTTAATTTACTACCTTTGTATCTTTGTGTTCCAACACCATTTTCTTCCATAGTGCCATAGTTATGATTTAAATTTACAAGACGTTTATTTCCAATATCACTATTTATATCCATTGCAGATAAATTATTATTTGAAAGTATAGTGTCTAATTGTAATGAAGTTTCATTAAAAAAATCTGATTTAGTTGTTTCCCAACCTACTTGTAGTTCTTCTGTTTTTTTATTTTCATAATTAGTAGTTGCAAAAGATAAGTTAGCTAAATTTTTTTGTGCTAATACATTTTCTGCAATACTTCTAAATACAGGTGGTGTATTTGCTAAAGTTGTTTTTGAATAATTATCAACAGCATTTCTCATACCATCTGGATCATCTTTAAATTTTTCTCTAAGATCTAAATAATGATCTCTTGAATTTTTATTAAAATTGTACTGCCAATCAATTTTCATATCAGCTTCAGCAGTTTTTCTAAATGTATCTGCTATATCTGCAAGAGGTTTAGATATTTCTTTAGCTATATTAGTATCTGGAAATTTAGGTATACCAATATTATCTGCTACACTAGCTTTTAATTTTACAGTTCTTTTACCTGCTTTTAATGCCATTAAAATGATCCTTCTGTTTTAGTTCTTATTCCACCCATTTTAGTTGCTTCACTATCATATCCATATTGACCTCTACCTGTATTTCCTCCTTGATATCCTTTTGCATAAGATGCAGTTCTAAAACCAGATGCAGCAATACTTGCATAACCACCAAACTCTTGTGCTTTACCCATAACTTTAGTTGTGTAAATCATAGAGTCCATTTTTTGATTACCACGCATCATATTAAGTCTAATATTACCAATATCTTTTTTTGCTATTCTATCTATTTCTGTTTGTACAGATAAGAAACTTCTGCTGCTATCATTGTAACCAGAACCTGCTTGTATAGCTCTATTAATTTTTTGTTTTTTAAGAGCTTCTTCTCTTACATCATTAGAGTCTTGCAAAGCTTTTAAACTATTAAATTTTTTTTCTGTTTCGTATTCTCTTATACGAGCTTTGTTAGCTGCTTTCTGAGCTTGTATACCTTGATATGTTCCTACAGCTTGAACACCAAAACTTATAACAGCTAATGTAACTGGATCAGCACTCATGCAAATACTACCTCCACACTCATTCCTAATACCTTCATAGGTAATGGATCATCTTGTGATAATGTAACTGTTGGGCTTTTATCATAACCTAAAAAGAAAAATTCTTTTTTAGCTGTTACTGGGTTTAGGTCAGAACCACCAGTGAAAGTAACTTGTTGGACTACTAAAGACTTGGCAGTTTTATCAGCGGCTTTGATAGTTAAGTCTAAAGTAGAATTAAGATCAATGATGGCTCTAGAAATTCTTCTTGGTAATCCTGTTAATGGTCCTTCAGCTAATTCTTTATCAATAGGCATAGTTTCTAATATAGGTATAAAATTAAACCCAATATGTACACCAGTTGCTCTAGGTGTTGTTAATGTAATAGTATCAGTACCAGATACAGTAAACGCACCTAAACTACTATTTCCATCTACACAATTAACTTGTTCATTTCTGTAGATTGTATTTACATTGTGTAAGAATCCTTTTGTTAAAGTAACTGCTGCGTTATCTGCTGGTGTTGCTGCTAAACTTTTATCTAAGTTTAATGTAAAAGATGTACCACCATTACTTGTTACAGCTTGTATTAAATATTCTGTTGCATTACCTGCTATTGTAAAACTTTCATTTATAACTGGAGCTGTAGAAAATCCATCTATTGTTACCGAAGCTCCAGATTGTCCTGCACCTTGTACTAAAGGTGTACCTTTTTGATTAAGTGTAGTTGTAAGTTTCATATCTAGTGTAATACTATCAGTATCAGCAAATTTTTCTAGGGTATATACAGTTGACCCATTGAGTTGTCTTTTTACACATACAACCAGATGTTCATTTAATGAAATTATAGATTGAAATAAATCATTAGTTCTAGTTGTCCATAATCCCCAACCTGCAATCTTTTCATCTCTGACAGAATGAAAGATAGCTAATGTGCCTGGAGATGTAGTTCCATTATTTAAAAAGAAAGCATATTGTTCTGGTCTAGTTGCATTACCTTTTAATACTGCTATTTGTTTAGGACTATCAATTAAATGTTCTGCAAGTATAGATACAGCTGTAGATTTGTAACCATCTTCAATATCAGAATAAACAAACTCTCTTATTGACTTACCATTTTTTTGTACAAAGCCAGATGCTTGATCAAATAATAATGGTGCAGTTCTACTAATACCATAAGGTGTTTGTCTTAATACAGCCACATTTGCTGGTGTAATAGTATTATCTGTAGCTCTTGGTACATAGTATTCACCACCATCTGTAAATATTTGTAAGTCTTTTACAGATAAAAAATGTCTAACTTCATTAACTTCTGATCCAGATATATCTAAATCTATAGCTTCATCAGCAGCTCCAGATCCTACATCAAAATTAAAGTATTCAGATATTCTAGATGCTAATACAGATGCAGGTCTATTTTTTACACCACCTAACCATAATCTATTATTGTGAAAAGATACTGCTTGTGGAAAACCATTTACTGAAGATATAGTTTGTTCTTTCCAATCAAAGTGTGGTCCAGTAGATCCCATATCTTCTAAGATAGTAATAGTAACTACTGTTGGTGAAGTATAACCAGTTATAAATCCTTGCTTACCATTTACTTCTATATATTGATTTACATAAGCACTTGTAAATGCATTAGCTGATGCTGTAAGTGTTCTACCTGTACCTGTTGTATTAGCAGATAAAGATACACTTATAGTTCCAGCAGCGTATTTAAAAAATGGTTGCTGTGATTTATCTACACCACCTACACTTACAGAATCATCTGTACCAAATTCAAACTCTTGTACTTCAAATGTAGTTGCAGAAGATCTAAATATTTTTCTAGTAGGATTATCTCTATGAGCTACAAATATAGTATCACCAAATTGTGCAAAGTTAAGCTCAAAGAGTTGAGCTGTAGTCCAATTACAATTAGTTGTTACATTAGATGATAGTGCAGTGCCAGATATATTATATACGTCCATTCTATTATTAGACAAAGCTATAATAGCTATCTCATCATCAGAAAATACAAATGGTATTAATCTAGACTCTCCAGGTAATGATGCTAAGTATGTAGTACCTGGTCTTCTCATTACACCACCTTCAGCTAGTAATGAAAAGTTTCTACATTGTTTTGCACCATTAATGTAAGCAGGTGTATCTGTTCTTGTTGCTAATAAAGGATTAAGCTCTCCTGCTGAAAAATTTGTTATTACAGTTTTTAATGATCTTGCCATTATACATCTGTTCTCGTTGAGTTTCTCAGATTGATATATCTATTAACATCTAATTGTTTTGTTGTAACTTCTGAAGCATCTATGTTTTTAGATATTAGAAACTGCCTGTCAGCCATCATTTTAAACTCTCTTATCATACCTGCATCTCTTGCTACAGATCCTGCAAATATAGATGCAAGTTCATATTCTAAAGCTAGTCTAAAATGTGCAGGAAAGAAATCTTCATCTACACGATATATGTAATCTAATATTACTTTGTGTCCAGATCCATATGTATCTACAAAAATCATATCTTTGTATCTTGTATATGGAATTACAAAGTCATTAACTGTAACTGTTATTACTTGTAGTACTCCAGGATTAGCAGGTAATTGATATGCGTGTTCATATCTAGCTTCTGGTGCAGCTGCTAATAAAGACATTTGTTTTTGATTAGTTGCAAACTTCCATCTATGTCTTGTAAGAGAAGACTGAACAATGTCTTCATAAACATTTGATGCTACTAATGCTTCAGTAGATCCATCACTAAAAGAAGATATAGGTGATGCACCTATCATTACCAAAGCTCTTGCACATATATCTACTTTTGTTGTTGCCATTATTTTTTGAAGTTTTTATTACCTCTTAAAATTTTAAGTTCAATATCATTCATAGCTTTTATTTCTTTATTTGTTGCTTTTGCATTACCTAATGTAACCATATTTCTTAAACCATACATTTGGACAATAGAAGCATCTTTAGCATCTGAATAAAAATTTTTAAGAACATTTTTAACTTTATTTTTTTTTGTCATAATTACTCCTATAAATTAAGTGAGGGCGAGTTGCCTCGCCCACACAAGTATCGTTATGCTAAAGCTACAGTTGTGACAGTAGCTGCACCACTAGCTGATGTTACTGATAGCACGTCTGCTGCTATAGTTCCACCAACGCCAGAAGTAACAATTATAATGTCACCTTGCTTTAGTTCGTTTGTTGCTGAGTTGAAGTAACCAGAACCAGTTATTGTTCCGATTGCATCTCCATCTATATAGAAGAAAACACTATTACCACCAGCTTCAGCAATCTTTTTGATTGGGTTATCTGTTGCGTATGCCATATTATCCTCCTATTACTCCGCACATTTTTGTATTCTAATACCATTAGTATCAATTAAAGTTCCACCCATTGATAACATTGAAGTTATTAAGTGTGATACTTTTTCTGGTATATAGTTTACTTCAGTTTTAACGTCTGAACCAATACCTAGACCAACAGAAGATTTGTGCCAAGCTACTGTGTGTCTGTCAGTTGAACCAGATGTACTTAGTCCACTATGTACAAACCACAAGAAACCTAACCATCTCTTAGCTGTCATTCCTCCAGAATAAGGAAGTTCACCTTCACCTACATATTCTGCTCTAGAGAATTGATCTAAGCTTAAAAGATCTGACCATTGTTTTGGACCAATGACCCAGTATCTTTGGTTATCATCTGGTACGTCATTAGTATTGAAAAGTTCCATCATAGCTGTTGCTTTGCCTAGATTCATTCCAGTACCTGTACCAGACGAGTTGTTAGCAAGTGCTGTTGCGTTTTGGAAAATCGTATCAACGATCTCATCAGTTTTTCTACCTAATGCGTACGCTGCCGATTGTGCAACCACTTGTCTTTCGTCTATGTTTACCTTTAACTCGTCTAACTTATCAACGTAGTCTGCTGCATAAAAGTCATCAAGAGTAGCTGACACATTTGAATGTGCAAGATCCATAGCAACTACTTCAGCGTGTCTTGCTTTAGTATTTGCAGATCCTTTTGCTATCTTTTGAAACTTAACAGTATTTCCATTGACTCCATTCACTTGTCTTACAAGGTTCTTTAACTTAGAACCCATTCTTTGATAAGCCATGTGAACTTCAGCTTCAAACTGAGTAATAAAGGCATTTGTTATTGATGTTGCCATTATAGCTCCTATTGTTATTGTTAAGTTAACGATTATCTTATTTATGCAGGGGACTGTTATCCTTAGAATTAAGGGCAATCATATCATATTTAAGGTCTTGCAGCTAAAATAAAGTTTAGAATGATTCTACTCAACGCACATTAAATCCATATTTTAGGTATAGTTATAACTTCTCCAAACTCTAACTTACCTTTTTCATCATATGAATATGTACCAAATAATGTAATATATTTATCTGTTTCTTTGAATACCCACATCTGACTACATACAGCTTTAGCTGGTGCTTGGGCTTCCATATCAGACTCGGAAACCCAACCAGTTTCACTAACTGCATCTAGCCAGTGTAAATCCTTTTTAAGTTTTTTATACTTAAAAGGTTTATTGTTTTTGTTTGTCGAACGCTTTCTCATACAGGTCTGTTACACGTTTAATGTAAGCTGGATCTTTCTCTCCATCTTTCCAGTATTTAGGATCTGCCATCATAGATTTAAGATCTGTTAAATCTGGAGTTACTGAAACCTGCGTAGGTGTTGTAGGCATAGAAGTATCTTTTGTTAATCGCATAAGTTCTTCTACAGCAGTTACACCTTCAGCTGTTGCTGCTAGTTTAGAAAAAGCATCATAAGATTCTGGTGAAAGATATTTCTTTGACCAAAGTTCTGCTGCTTCTAATCTTTCTTTAGCATTAGATCCTAACTTTTCCATCTCGACATTTACATCTGGTAAAGTAGCTACAGCATTTTGTACAAAAGCATTAACACCAGTATCAAATTCTTCTTGTGATAATCCTTTTTTCTTTGCTGTTTCTTTCCACCATTGTACTATTTCCATATCGTCAGAAACAGTTACATCTACATTTTCTGGAAGTTCTGGAAGATTAACTTTGTATTCTTCTGGAGTACTTCTTAATCTTTCCTGTTCTATATCAGTTCTTATCTGTTTAGATAAGTCTTCTGTTCTAGAACCTAGTTTCTTTTCAAGTGCATTGTAACTACTTGCTAGATTTTCTAGGTTAACTTCCTTTCTATCAGCGTCCCAAAATTTGTCTTGTACATATTCTGGTTTAGTTACCGCAGCATCTTTTGAGTCTGTGGTGACTGGTGCTGATTTATTTTCAACATTATCATCTGCCATCTTGCTCTCCTTTTTTTATTCTTGTTTGTATTACACCTGCAAGAAATCTCATTCCTTCTAAATGAAATAACTGATTGCTGTCAATGTTTGGACCAGCAACTGCTTCGGTGGTGATTGATCTTATGTAGTTAAGGACTAACTTACCATCAGATCCTTTAAATACACCTGCAAATGTTTTGTTTAACTGAGCTTCTTCAGCTGGAGTTCTAACATAACCATCAATCGATTTTGCAGGGATTGGTTTTTTTTCTTTGATATTATCCCAAGCCATTATGACCTTGCAGTCTTTTTAGCAGCTTTAGATAGTTCTCCGAAATGATATAAACGTTTACTTGTTTTACCATGTGTTTTTCCAGAGTGTAATTGACCATTAGGCATCTTATGTGTTCCACCTTTATGTTCTTTACCATCTCGGAAATAGTGTTTCATTCCTTTTCCCATTATTCTGGTATCTCTCCTTGTCCTGCGGATTGATTAAGTTGACTGATTTGTTGCACTATTTGTTGTTGTTCTTCTTGATCTCTAATGAGTTTTTCTGGTAAATTCATTTTACCTGCAATATATTTTGCAACCTCATTTTGATTCATAATAATGTTTATCATTTGTGGTCCAAAAGTTCCAGCAAGTATTTCATTAAATCTATTAACATCTGCAACATCTTGTAAGTGTTGTGCTTTAGCTAATGGAGATCTTGCTGCTACTTTAACTTCTCTACCATTTACTTTAGGTAATTCTATTCTACCTTGTTGTGATAATATTCTAATTATTCTTTTTAATAATGGGTGTATAAGTTCTGCTTGTAATCTACCAAAAGAAGATCCTATCTGTCTTGATAGATCTGCCATTCTTTCAGATACTTCTGTAGCTGTCATTGGAGTTCCTTCTGGTCTACCAAGAGTTTCCATATATAAAGCTTTCTTAATATTTTGCCTCATATCTTGTAATACTAACTGAGCTACATCAAAGTTAGATGCAGATTGTATTGCATTTAATCCTCTTGATCCTGGAGCTACAGGTATTAAAGATCCAGGTACTAATGCTATGTTATCTGGATTTATAACTCCATCATCTTCATAAGTATATACTCCAGATACAGACATCTGTGCATTTTGTAATATTAATTCTACAGTTAAGTTACAAGTTTTGATAGCTCCCATTGCATTAAATATTGGTCCACGACCATAAACTTCTCCAGAAGCTTTGTTCCATCTAAATACAAGATAAGGATTAGAACCTTCACCTTTATATATTTCTTCAAAGATAACTGCTTTCATTTCTTTGAGTACAACACAATATTTATATTTTTCTACATTCTGTTCATAAATTTTATATACAGCTTCAATAATTGTACATTCTTTTTGCCTCATTAAATCAAAATTTTCTGGCATAATAGCTTTAGGATATAGAACCATTATATGTTCTGGTTTAACTTTTCTAGTTCTATAGATAGTATCTACTCTACCATCTGGTCCATTCATTAAACATACTTTAGGTAAAGGTACTGCTGTAAATTTTATAGGATTAACTGCATCACCTTCTTCTACTAACATACAACCTGTACCTACAGCTAGATCCATAAAACATTCATGTATCTCTTGATTGAAGTTAGAGTTTTGTATTACTTCAAATACATAATCTGTTATTTGATCTAACTCTAAATTAACTTGTGGTTTTTGATCTTCTGGTATTTCTACACCAGCTTGAAAGTCTGCCCATCTAGCAAATGTAGGAACAATACCAGCTTGTAATCTACTAGCAAATTCTTGTACTCCTACTACTGCTGTTTCATCAAATATTTTATCTGTTCTTCTTTGACCTGGAGATTCTTCATAAAATGATTCTCTATTAGGTAAACAATACTCATAAGCTTCTTCAAACTTTTCTCTCCAATGATCTTTGATAGATACTGCTTCTTCATATTGTTTTATAATTGCTGTTGCTTTATCCATCATTTTTTAAAAAACCTTTCTATCTTTAATATCATTTCATTTATAAAAGGGAATTTTTTTCTTATTTTATTTATTATTTTCATTTTCTAAACCTTTTAGTTTTAGCAGCAATAGCTTTAGGTTGTTTAACAAATTGTTTACCTTTTTTTGCACCACGAGCTTTAGCTCTATTAGTTGCTGCTTTTTCTTTTGCAGATAAACTTTTCCAAGCTTTATCAGGTAAGTAACGTCTTTTACCTTCTGATTTTTTTCCGCTGCTTGTTCTCCATTTTTGTTTAGACCATTTAGATAATTTATTCTTTCCAGATTTAGAACCTCTATAGCCTCCACCTGCTTTCTTGTAAATCTTAACAGCAAGTTGCATAGCCCTTGCAGAATGTTTACCACCCATTCTAGCTTTAGCTTGTGCTTTAGCTCTAGCCCATAATGCAGGATTTGTTTTTTTTGCTGTTGCCATTTACTTTTTCTTTTTATGCCTGTTAGCAAAGTTTCTAGCTGATTCAACACTTCTAAACCCCCAAGCTCTTAATGCCAATGCCTTACGAGTAGGTCTACCCTTCTTGTCTTTCATTGGACCTTTCATACCTGCAAACCTAGCTGCGAAGCTTATCCTTCTAGGATTTACTCCACGCTTTACAGGTGGTTTTAAATTAGCACCTTCTTTACGTTTGAAGTATGCTCTACCTGCTGCTGTTAGTCCTCCTTTAGGATTCTTGTGGATTTTTCGCATTATCCAAAGAAGCCTCGACCACCAGCTCTAGCAAACAAAGATCTAGCCCCTATGATTCCTTTTGCTTTTTTAGTTGCATAAGCTTTGGACTCACGTTCCATATCTCTTTGTCTTTTTTCTTCCGCAGCTCTATCAGCAGCCATCTGTCTTTCAAGAGCATCATTTCTTGGTGGAGCTTTTGGTTTACTAAATACGCCTCCCATTATCTGTCCTCCAAGTCATCATCAAAATCATCATCAATAAGATTTTCCATATCTTTAGAAGTTAAACTACCATAACCTTCTTCAAGTTCAGCTAACATATCATCTTCTTCTTGATGAAGATCAGATATTTTATTCATAAGCTCATCTTCTTGTTCGTGAAGATCTCTCATCTTATCAACGATATCAGATATTTTTTTCGGTTTTTTTGTCATAGTTCGGATCCTTTGGTTCGTAAAATGACTTATATCCAGCTTTTATCAACGCACAATAAAGCTGATAAGGTGTAAAGATCCACCATCTATAGAATCCAATTAATCTCATTATCCAAGATACACAGGTAATATCTTTTATTCGCAGCAGCTTCCAATCATCTTTGACTGGACATCTTAATACTTTGTATTGTTTTAGAAAGCCAAGTATATCTTCTACTTCATCTTTTGATAGAAATGATAGTTTTGTACCTGCGTGTGTAAATTCAAGGTGTACCCATTGATCTGCTTCTGAATTATAGGTAAGTCCACCACAATGTTTATAACCTGTTCTTAAAAAATATAACCAATCACTATATTCATAGTTTTCTGCTTGATAAAAATATATCAACCATTCTTTCTGAAAAGATCCCATACCTTCCTTTGCTTTGGTTTTTTAGTTTTAAATACGTCCCACTCTCTATTAGCTATAATATTTTTACTTGTCTTCTGACCTGCTAGTATAGTTCTACCTTCACCAGCTCCCATCATTAAATATTGTAAAGCATCATGTACGTGAGAGTATCTATTCTTTAAAGGCTTCTCATCATATCTATCTCCAGATACTTGTAGTCTTCTATAATGATAGCCACCATTAAAACCTTTTTTTAAGTTTACACATTTTTTGTCTAGCAAGAATCCTGGCTTACCATCTAGTAGTCTAGATAGAGCTGAGTCTACAGCTTCTATTCTTAGAGCTACATCATTAGATGGTGCAGGTTTAGCTTTTAATCCACATTGCCTCATAATTTGAAAAGGTGTTCTTTCATCTGTTTGTGATCTAAAATCTCCAGCAGGATCTCCATATATATCTATTTCATAACCTTTATAGTATTTAGCTATCTCAGTTCTAAGTAATTCAGAAAATCTAATTACACCCATATCAAAACATACAAGCTCATTTAATAATATCCATCTACCTGTAGGAAGTCTTTGTCCAAATACAGCAGCAGGTGTGAGTCCGAAGTCAACTCCAATATATATTGTTTGATGTTTATTTGGTATAAGATCTTCTTTAGAACAATGTAGTTCTTGTTTAAAGTTTGGATATACAGGTTTACCTTCTTCAATAGATCCTAGTTTATTTAATACATAAACATCTATCCAACCTTTTGTTTTACCTCTAATAATATTATCATAATATTTATTTGTAAGATTAGTTTTATTTTCTGCTAAAGTATTAGGATCATATCCTATGGTCATACTATTTTCTTTTTTTTCTATCATAGCAGATGGCTGTGAATAGAAACTCCAGTTATCTGGTTTAATTAACATAAGAGCTTCTTCTCTAGAAATATGATCTGGTACAGGAACATCACCAGACATTATAGCCCACCAGTGATCTTCTTCTGGTGCATTGGTATCTGCAATAACTCCATACCAACTAGCACCACCATCTCTCATAGAAGGGTATCTACCTACCCTCATTGTACAAGCATCAATAATTGATTTAGGTATTTCTCTAGCTTCGTTTATCCAAACGCCTGTTAGTTCTAATGATAATAGTTTTTTAACATCTTCTGGTCTATCTAATGCTAAAAATATAACTTCTATATCTAAATCATTTTTTAATATTCTATGTGTATAAGGAACAGACCATGCAAAGTTACCCCAGGTATCTTCTGGAAACCAATCTAACCAAGTTTTAATTGTTGTTGTTCGTAGCTGTGGATTTGTATTTCTTATTACTGCCCATCTAGATTTACGTACACCTTGTGGATTTTTTTGTTGTAATAAAGATCTTCTAAATATTTCTATACAACAAGATACTGATTTACCAGAACCTACTGGACCACGTAATCCTCTAAAGAAGTCATCTGACTTCATAAACTCTTTTAGAGTTTGACCATCTGGTTTATATTTAAAATTAATCGACATTAGTTCCTACATTCTCTTTCAGCATCTTATATAAGGTTTCCTCGCCAAAAGCTTCTACTAACTTATCTGCTTCATAGTCAGTAATCATATGTGTAGGATAATGTTTTAAATGTGTTGCTTTAACTATTGTTCGTAATCTTCTACGATCTTTTAAACTTAAACTATTGAGGAACGACATAACTCAGTTTCTACCATAAGTAATACATTTTCTAGTATTTCTTTTTCTGTACCATATTTTTTTATAAAATTTTTTTTATCTAGATGTATTCCTGTATTACCTTGATGGTGTTCATAACATAAAGGGATTACTTCAAAATGACTGGATCTTCTACCCATACCAACATTACCACTTCCATTATTTCTAATATGGTGTAGAGTAGCAGGTGCTTTACATACATAGCAACCAAGTTGAGCTACTCTATCCATATGCTTTCTTTCTGCTTTGGTAGCCATTACTTTTTCTTTTTTTTAGCTGCCATTATCTTTTTTTTTAAAGCAGGAGGAAGTGTCTTTTGTTTTTTTGTTAGACCGCTTCCTTTTGATTTGCTTCCATAGGATTTTTTTCCATACATGGTTCTTTCTCCTTTGTTAATTCATATGTTGATCTACAACCATCTGGTGTTGCTGCACTAGCCATCTGTATTGCTTGTATATCATTATCTGCGGAATATACCAATTCTTTTTTCAAAGTGTCGTTATTCCATATTCTTACTTTATAGTTCATATATCCTCCTAAGTTGAAAGGATCTAACCTATATAAAATAAAAAATATTTGAAACGCACTAACGTCCTTGTTTGTGGTAAGCTTTCCAAGATCTCTTTTTATGCTTATTCATTGAAGACTTTTTTGGTCTACGCCCTATGCTAGTCTTCTTTGGGATTCTTTCATGTACTGCTACATCTTTAAACTTAGCTCTTGCCATATGTACCTTTTAAGACCTTATTGTCTGTTGCACTCGCCTCGTCAGCCAAGGCTGGTGGGTTTCGCCCACCCCCACTAAATCTACCGATTTACTGAGTGGGTGTGCGTACCAACGCCTCACGATAAGTCTATGTTAATCTTTATATCGCCTTGTAGATTATGGGCGATCTT